ACGCATTGCTGGATCTAGTTCTGTTTTCTGCGTGACCGTCTGGTCACCTCCGCCACCACCACACATTATGCATATCCTGTCATCATGCCGCGGCCAACAAGATACTGGTTAGCCATGTTTCGTTGAGACGGGGAAAGACCCGCCATCATATCACTAGACGCAATAGGTTGCCCATTGAAGGGCAACGAACCCAGACCCACTGCTGGGGGCATAGCCGAACGGCCGCTCACAGAGGGGATAATATTAGAAGCCAGCACCACCGGTTGTGCCGCTGAAGGCGGGGGTGCGAGCATAGGGTTTGCCTGTGCCATCACCTTCTGTTGCGGAGCTTGCTGCAAGTTTGGTGGAGGAGGCATCGCCACCGGCTTGTCTTGAGACGCGCTATTGAGCGCGTTCATGCCCTGCATAGCTTTTTGAAAGTTGAACCCTGTGGTCGGAGCCGCACCTGTTGTGTTCGCTGCCGTGGTTGCTGCGTTCGCTGCCGCTGGAGTACCGCCCATCGCCGCACCCGCTGCGCCAAAACCAACAGCGTTTAACGCCGCATCCCCAATATCGCCGCCGCCAAGCAATGTGCCGATACCTGCGCCAATAGCTTTAGGAGCCGCTGCCGCAATCAAACCGCCTGCCGCTGTCCCACCAAGACCAAGAGATGCTGCGATCCCTGTTCCTAAAGTGGCGGGCAGCATCGAACCTGCAAGGCTTCCGAGTAAGGGTGCTAATAAAGGTATCATCAAGCTTCTCCGCGCACCGCTTCCGGTGCTGTAACTATGATCATTGTACTGCGCCGCTCGGCTCCTGTCCATGGGTCGCCACACTCGGGGCAGTTTCCATTCGGGTAGCTCAGAATTTCTTCAGGCGTATCGACCGCGTTATCGCAGCCCTTGCAATGCACTGTATCAGAACTTGTTGAAGGTTTCCACCCAGTGATGTCAGACATATTGTTTTTCCTTACGGTGTAGACACAGTCACAGATCCAACAGTGCCACTGGCACTAGATCCCTGCACATGTGGTGTGTTGAGCTCAGATACTTTCAGGTATCCGCCGTGATTAAACACGGACCCAGGTTCGAGGCCCACGTCGTCAGTTTGCAGATCCGTGAACACAGTAAACGTGTTGCGGCCTTCCCCAGGGTTCCGCTCGTTTTGCATATACACAGAGATCGCCCGTACAATCTCAGCCAAGTACGGCTGTTGATACTCAGCCGGTGGGACAGGGAGAAACGGGAGATTAAGGTTACGGGACATTAGCGCCGCCCATCTGGCCGCAGATCAACCCTTGGAGAGCCAAGACGCCATGTTGTTTCGGTGTTATCGCATGAAACCTTGAGGCTAAGTTGCCGCCCTCGAAGCCGGAAGTCTAACTGCGCCCTGTCGTTGTTAAAGAACGTGCCCGTAGCGGAGCGCAGATAAGATCCGCCCGTTTGGTTAGCCACACTCAAAGTCACATCAGCAGAAGGTGACTCAGCCGTGGAGTTTTCAAACCCAATATCCGGCAGAACTCGACGGATCAAGCTGAACTGCTCGCCGTCACCAATGTCAATCGGGCTAGATTGTACAAACGAATCAATTGCTGATGCTGGAGCGGTGCTCCCGTCATCGAACCCGACTTCGTGTTCGTACAAGTAGCCGTCCAATCCTGCAGCAAGCGGGTTCTCAAACGCACCACGATCAACCCATGCGGAACGTGCAAGAGTACCGTAGAACCAAGACTGCTCGGCGTAATTGTAGACAACATACCGATCAAGGTTGTTGCTTGAAGCGGATGGATAGAACCACCACACCTCAGAATGTGCAGAGTTAAGGCCTGCAAAAACCTTCTCACCCTGATTAAAGTTGAAGTCGTCAAACACGTAGCTGCGCACGGAGCAAGGAATCCGCTGGACCGAACCGTTGTACATGTAAAACTCTGTCTGTCCCATCCAGAAGACCATGTCGTCTACAGCTACACCGGAGTTCACGCCCTGCACAGAAGTGTTTTCGGAAATCAGGTTAATACCAAAAGTGAACGGAGGCCCGAGGTACTGCATTGCGTACAAGGCTGTATCGGTGAACACCAAAATCTGCTGGCGTGTCTCATACGCGCTTACAATCTCGGACCCAGAACCGAGGCGCAAGTCCCCCGCAGTATTGGTCGCGGTAGGCGTCCAGTCGGCTACGTTTTCTTGGTCCGAGAACCGGATAAGCATGGGGTCTTGCGTACCAATGTCATCGACAGGGTCGCATCCAAATGCGATAACGTGGCGGTCGCGGTCTGAGACCAGCACTTGCTTGGCAATTGTCGGGGCACCAGAGGAGCCCGCCAAGTCACTAATCGCAACAGCGCGATCAAAACTCGGATACGAGGCGCTCCGGTCAAAATAATAAACACCGCCGTTGTGCGGGTTGAAAATCAAGTCTTCACCAAAGTTGTCCTGAGACCAAGTTCGGAGGTTCGTGGTCAGAGTATTGATGTCCGTCCCAGAGCCCCAAGTGCCGCGGCTCCACAAACCCGCGCCCCAACCATTGCCAAAGATGGCAGTGCTTAGACCGATGTTGACTTGATACGCACCCACAACGCTTGCGCCGCCATCTCCCGTGTCAGAGCTGTTTGCTACAACAAGCGTAGGAACCAACTCGCCGTCTACAGTGATGCTCGGGATGGAGGTTCCCGCTTCTCGGACCTCGATGTTGTACGTGTCGCTGTCGATCACCTCAGTGATCTGGTACTCTTGGTTCAGCACACCGGCGATTACGTTGCCACCCAAACTAGCAGCACCGCTAAACGTAACGAAGTCCCCGGCTATCGCACCGTGGCCCAAGTCTGTGATTTCAACAACAGAAGACCCGTCCGTTGCAGAAAAGGTAACCTCACCCGCAGCTGTAGTTGTGCGGATAGGTGTGATGTCGTTATATGCACCACCCTCTTCAATGTAGAACTTCAGGTCCGTGCCAAGACCAACCAAACGCGAACCGGAAAGGTCGCGCCACGGGTGCAACGAACGCGCCGTTCCGAGGAACGACTTCACACCCTTCTTGACCCAGCCCCCGATCTTCTCAGGGAAGCCTTTTGTGAACCGGACCTTGTCGCAGTCCCGCCAACCACCTTCGTTAGAGTACGAGGTGACCTCACGGTTGATGCCTGGGCGAAACTGGAACTTGGTCAGCGGCATGCTGTAAACCCCCTTACGGCTTAGTAGGCCAGTCAGCCTCTTCAAGGTGGGGCCAGTTAGCGTGACTTGTGATGTCACGCAGAGCTTGGCGGTAAGCTGACATTGCCGCTGACATTGTAACGTCAGATAAGGCGTAGAAGTCTGTCTCTTCAAGTTTTGATGTCCGCAGTGCGCGCCTTGTTGCTTCTGCTAGACCACTCCATTCCTCTAGCTCCTCTGTTGTTTTTTCGCGAACTGTACTGTTTAAAACCCAAGAACCCTCAACCAATTCAGGAGAGGCGTTTACCTCTGAAATGTGAGTAGTTTCGTCATGGGCTGACGGTTCATTTACAGTTACAGGATAAACATTCCAAGCCGCCAATGCTTCTTCAGACATCTTCTTGGGAAAAGACGTATTCGGATGGTCAATTTTAAGTTGAAACTCGCTGTAGGGCCATTGAAGTACCCCACTGCTTCCATCTGTTTTCACCATAGTCATGCAAAGTTTCCTTCCTCTTTTGCCGTATTATACAATAAAAAGTCCTGAGCATAGAAATCAATTATTTCCAACCACAATTTATGCTCAGTTACTTCCTGTCTTGATACAGGCTTTTCTTCTTTAAAAACATCTTTTGGTTCTGAAAACCCAAAGAAGCCCATAAAGTTCCTGTAATTGTCAAACGGAACTAAAACCACATCCTCAACATCTACATAATCTTTCTGGCGCATAAAAAGCTCAGGCATAAAAAGCCTGTTTTTTATATTATTAGATAAAGCGGACATAATTTTATCCAGCTTTGTTGACGGGTCTCCGTCCATCATTCTGTAGTTTTGATTTATGCAACCAACTATTCTATCAACAGGCTCTCTAATAATTGCATAGGTTTTTGTAGGTATGCGCTTCATCGCCCAAAGTGCTGTTCCTATAGTGAAATGACCTTGCATTTCTGTTCTGTATGCCTTTTCAAAATAATGCACCATACTAGAACTTCCCGTTCTAGGTATTTCGCTTATAAATACATCCTTATCAACAATATACATAATTAACTCAAATCTACTAGAGTTGTGGTTGCAGTAAAATCATCGGTGCTGAGGCTTTGAGTGGAAATAGAAGCGGAACTTAATACGCTCATAGTAGTCCAATTATACGATTCACTTGGTGTACTCAAAGATGACTTTGCACATCCTGGATTAGTAACACTAGATATAAACTCATCACCATCACTGTCCGTAATGCCTGCCAAGTTTGCTAGATTGTCAAACGAACATTTAACGATCCAAGCTCTCAGAGAGTTGCCGCTTGTTTTTCGTGCAGTCATGCCGAAAACAACCAAACCAGTTTCACTAATAGTAAAATAACCGCCTTTCCTATCGTCATTGCTACTCATGCGCAAATCAGCGTAATTGCTGGTGTTTACATTGATTTTATAAGATGCCTGTACATTTCCATCACTATCCATCTGCACACAGGTTACATAGTCCCCAGTAGCTGAATTTTGATTGCCTATCCAGTAAAGATAATCATTGCCAGAATTGTTATCAAACTGAATGCGCCCCAAAGAGTACTGACCTTGCGGTGAACCTGTGATCTGCCACAACGAATCTATACTAGGCGTTGTACCAGTATTATCCCCGCCACTCGTAAATTTTAAAATTCTATTGCCGCCTTGTGCGTAGAAGTTCCCAGAACTTGCTCCGTGTTTAACAGCAATAGATGCTGATCTTCCGGTGTAAAAAGCGTACCCAAAAGATGTGCTATCATAGCCTGCTGCTTTTGGGACTTTGCCTGCAGTGTTAGTAAGGGTATAGTTTGGAATTTTTGCCACATAAGCGTACTGATTGTTTCCTACTTGCAAACAATAAACCGCTTGCGAACTGGGGCTTGCAACTATGTCAAAAATCGGATCATTGTTTCGTGGCATTTCTATACCTGCGCCACTGTTACGCCGCAACCTTTGAGCATCACCCCAATACAACACATTACTATCTGGATGGCTTGTGCAAGCTATGGGGTTCGTATCCCTGCCTGACTCGTAGACAGAACTTAAAACGGAGGTAAATTTAGCACCCATTATTCTATTGTCTGTGTTGGTGGCAGCGGATCTTGGTGTCCACCACCTGTTATCATACCCATACCCCATAGTGCGCCCACGGGGGCCATCTCCGTAAGAAGAGCTAGTCATCCGATCATAAAGGACACCGCCATCAGCATCTATTATGACGTAACCTAATCTGTCTGGTGTACCGCCACCTCCACGGGTAGCAAGAAAAACACCGTAACGACTAAAATCATCGTTTTCTTTAACGCCCAGAAAGTCAGTGTCGTCCCCAGCTTTTAGCTGCAACGCCCACTCTGATTCTCCACCACTAGCCGCCGCCATCATCACTTTTTTAAAGTTTACCATTCTATATTACCCTAAGTTTAACCCTGCAGCGAAACCATACCAAGTAGTACCACCATCATGCGTGTAGAACACGAACTGATCCACTGCATTAGCTGTGCTTGTAAGTTCAGGCGTTGATCCGCTAGGCCAATCCACTGCGGCAGGCCATGTTACCGTGTAACCACTGGCGCTCGCATCCTGTACAATCTTCAACGCAAAACCAGATGCCTTGCCTGATGCCGCAGGGTTGCTGAACGTGAACGTAGTGTTCTCCGTCAGCGTGTGGCTAAACACCGTGCCGTCACGAGAGTTGACAGTCGTGGCATTGCTTGATGATGTTACCGCCGTAAACTCCTCTGTGATGCCGTTGTCGAAAGTAACAACGCCGTTTGCATCAGCAGTGACAACCTTGCTGGCCTCAGACGTGCCAAGCGTTGTGATGTCGCTGTAGTTCAGCTCGGCAGTGGACGAAGTCACACCGTCGAGGATGTTCAGCTCGGCAGTCGTCGCCGTTACCCCGTCAAGTATGTTTAACTCGGCAGTCGTAGAAGTCACGCCGTCGAGTATGTTTAGCTCCGCAGTTGTGGATGTTACTCCATCGAGGATGTTTAACTCGGCGGTGGTAGAAGTAATCCCGTCGAGGACATTGATTTCCGCTGCCGTAGCCGTGAGGCCCAAATTGGTCAGAGCCGTTGCAGCACTTGCCAAATCGGAGAGATTGTTTGCAATTGTAAGAAAACCAGACAAATCAGCAGTAAGGCTGCTAACAGCAGCACCTGACCCTGCACCATCGCAGTAAATAATGTCTGTTGCTCCGTCAACAACGGTCACATTAGCGCCAGACCCCTGACTGATGATGACGCTCTCGCCAGAGTTGTTTACAATGAAGTACTGCTTGCTCTGGTCGTTCGGGGAAACAGTGACCGTGTTCGTTCCGCTTGGAGAACCACCAAACACCAGCACCTTGTATTGGCCCTCGGACAACGCACCGTCAGAAGTGGACAGTGTATGCGTTGTGCCAGACAGAGTAATCGCGCCGACACCGCTCGTCAGGCGGTCGACAATCTGAAGGTTCGTATTGGTGGTGTCGCCCCATGTGCCAGACTGTTCGCCGTCAGCAATGAGTTCAATACCGGTATTTACAGCGTATGTACTAGCCATGTCCGTTCCTTATGCCGCTATCTCGGTCCAAATGGTGCCGGGATCAGGGACGATGTTGCCCCAAACTAACACACGTCTCACTTCTCCGCTACCCTCAACACCAGTTGGGAAGACTGTGGCGTTGCCAGTGACCGAGGCAATTGAGCCAACCGCAGAAGTAGCTGACACACCTGTGACAGGTACGTCGATGCCTTGGCCTTCGTTAACTGTGACCGAACCAACCGCAGAAGTAGCTTCGAGACCTGTCGTTGGGACAATCGCACCAGCCTCAGCTTCCGCCGTGCCTACAGACGCCGTGGCCTCAAGGCCTGTTACAGTTACGTTAGAGTCTGCGCTAACCGCTGCCGTGCCGACAACTCCAGTTCCTGCGACACCCACAAGGCTGACCGTGTTGTCTCCAGAGACCGTAGGAGAACCAATCTCGCCAGTAGCCGCAACCCCCGTTGGAGATACAACGGCTGTACCAGTAACGCTGTCAATGGACCCTACAGAAGCTGTGGCGTCAACACCCGTTGG